TTGCCAATGGCGTCGATACGGGCTTGCGAGTCGCCGCTGACGCCCCCGATCAGCTTGCCGAAGTCGGTGCCGACCTGTTTGATCTGGTCGCTGATGGCTTTGAACGGGTCGAGGATGGCGGCGTATTTGTCGCGGATGGCTTGCGCTTCGTTGGCCACCTGGGCAAAGGACTCGGACAGAGCGATCATCTGGCCGAAGAGTGTCTTCCCGGCGTCGGTGCTTTGGTCAATGCCACGAATCAGTGCGGCGAAACCTTCCTTACTGGATGGCATGACCTGCCCGAACTTGCCAAACTGCTCGGCCAGGACGCGCACATCGCCCGCGTATCGGTCCGCTTCGGACACAAAGTTTTCGTTGAAGGCTTCCATCGCGGCATTGAAGGCACTCAGCCCGCCTGCCGCGTTAATCATGGTCCGGTCGAGGTTGCTGTCGCCAATGCCAGCGGCTTTCAGCAAATTGCTGGCTTGGATCAGCTTTTTGTAGGCTTCGATGATGTCTTCGGTTTTGCCGGTCAGTTCGTTGACGTACTGCCGCACACCTTCAGCGAGGCGCTTCTGGCCTGCCAGCGTCTGCCGCACGATTTCTGCCGATACATCGCCTTGGGTGTTGATGACCTTGCGGTAGCTGATGGCGGTGAGGCCAAGACGTTCCAGTTCGCCCGAGGCGCGGCTGATGCCCTCGGAAACGCGCAGGAAGGTTTGCGCCATGCCCTCCCCGGCTTTCTGAAATGGCTGAAGGGCCAGCCCCAGATTCTGGTTGAGGGCTTCGGCCATTTGGTCGGTGATGTTTGAGAACACAGCATTGAGGGCTTGCTGCTGTTCCTCCATCGTCATGTCTTTGAGGCTGATCTGCTGCTGGGCCAGGGTGAAACCTTCCAGCGCCCCCAGCACGTTCTCCGCACTCATCCCGAATGCCTTGCCGCCTTCAGTAAAGGCTTTGACGATTTCGGTGAAGATGCGGGTGATCTGGGTGTTGACCTCGGCCCCTGCCCCGGCTACATAAGTCTTGGTACTGCTGGACAGGACTGACCCCATCACCTCGAAGGATTTGGTGATATCGGCGTACAGCTTGGCATCGAAGGTGCCGCTCAGAATGTCGGTCAGCGACTGCTCAAACCAGCCAATCCCGGCGTCGGTCAGTTCCTTGTTGAAGCCTGAGAACAGGCTGATCTTGCTCATACCGAACTTCATGCCGCTTTGCTTAATGGCGGCATCGATGGAGGGCATGACGTTGACGGCGACGTTATTGGCCAGCGCCAGAATCGACAGGCTCAAATCTTCCAGCGCCCGCAACATGGCGGCGGAATAGTTGAGGTCGTTGCTGCTGTTCTCGCGGATGATGTCCAGCGAGTTGGCGATGCTGTTGGATTGGGCGGCGGAATCACCGAGGACGGTTCCGGTGCCTTGGGTTTCTTGTCGCTTTTGTGCCGCAGCAGAGATGCCGCCTGATCCTGACGCACCCGTGGAGATACCCATACTGGCGAGCATCGCAGCAACCGCCAAGGCGCGGGGGATGGCGCTGTATGGGTCGCCGGATGACATCTGGTGAACTACGGCCAAGACGCCCTCGGCAATCGCGGCTACCTTGGCCGCGACGGCAACAGCAGCGGCGGCTTGATCGTATTTCTGATATTCGGCGGTGCCTTTTTCGTATTGGTTGCGAACCAGGATCAGCGACTGCGTGACCATATTCAGAGCGTTCTGCGCCTGCGCCAAATCCTCGGCCATATTCAACGCAAAGCTGCCTTTTTTCCCGTCCCGCATCTCCTCGTAGGCTTTTGCGATCTGGTCGATGTTCTTGATGAACTTATTCGACGCCACCATCATCGTGCCAAAGGCGTCGCTGCTGTTTTCGCCAATCTGACTCCAGATGTTGGCGTAGTCTTGCGCCCGGCCAATAAGCTGATCCCAGAAAGCGTTTTCACGAAGCTGCTGCTCCTTGACCGCCTGCTCCTGATTCTTCTTCTGCGATCCCGTCAAATCATCCACCGCCCCCTTCAGCGCTTGGGTCGAGAGGATGTATTGCTGCATCCGCTCAATCTGATCCGGCGACACCAGTTCGGGCAGGTTGCCGGTGGACTGATAGACATCGTTCAGCAGGGCCAGCTGGTCGGCGCTGGCACCCGCCTGCTTCGCGGCGGTCAGGCGGTCGAGAATGTCGGCTTGGCGCTGATAGGCGGCGATGATGCCGTCGATGGCGGTGACTTCGTTGCGCTTGAGGTCGGCGGATTGCTTGGCAAATTCGTTGACCTTACCGGCGGCGGTGATTTCCGCCTGCGCCCGGTTTTCTGCCAGCAACAGCAGATCGTTATCGGCGGCGCGGATGGCCTGCTTGAGTTTGAATTGGTCGTCTATGCTGACGTTGTACTTATCAGCCTGGGCCAGTTCGGCCTGATAGGCTTGTTTCTTGGCTTCCAGTGACTGCTGCTGGGCGTCATATTCGGCCCGGACCATATCCAGCGCCTTGGCGTTGTATTCGGCGGCTTTGGCTTGCGCGGCTTCGATGATCCTGGCCTTGTCCTCGTAGGTCTTCGCCCCGGCCAGTTGTTCAGCGGTCAGACGGGCAGCGGCTTCGCGCTCCTGATCCATCGCGGCCAGTTGCGTCTTGATCTTCTCGACCTGAACGCGGGCGTATTCATCGGCCTTCTTGATGTTGTCGTCTTGGTGCGTCTGAACCTGCTTAAATGCGGTACTCAGTTCGTCGGCCTGATCCTTGGCGCTGACGAAAGCCTCGCCTTGTGCGCCGAGGACTTTCTGCCATTTCTGGTACAGCGCACCGACCGAGGTGACGTAGTTCTGGGTTTCCTTGTACGGCGGAACCCCGCCATACTTTTGCACCGCACCCGGTCCGGCGTTGTAAGCCGCTGCCGCGAGACGTAGTGACTTGAACTGCTTCTCTTGCTGGGAGAGGTACAGCACCCCGCCCTTGATGTTGTCATTGAGGTCGCTGAAGTTGACGCCCAACTGTTTGGCAGTGGCGGGCATCAACTGCATGACGCCTTGCGCTTTTTTCCCGGAGACAGCCAGTTGATTAAAGCCGCTTTCCTGCTGGGCAATCGCCAGGGCAAAGGCAGGATCGACCTTGTAGGCTTTGGCAGTATCGATGACGATTTGCGCGACGGCTTTTTGCTTGTCGGTCAGCTTGGTTAGAGCCAGCGCGGATTCGGAAGCACCTTTCTTGACGCCATCGAAGAATGGCTTGGTCGCCTCTTCTCCCCCGAAACCGCCGCCCGTCGAGTAGGCGTTCTTATCAATAACCTGATGCCTTGGCTGAAGACCCATGTCTGGCAACATGCCCAGCATATTGCCCATCAACTCACGCAAGCCAGCCGTGGCGCTTTTTACCTTTTCAATAGCGTCTGCCCATTTTGCAAAAGCATTGACAATAAACGTAGTAACAGATGCTATTGGGTCAAGTATTGCTTGCAGATTTTTCGCAATCAGCAGGATGGTATCGGCAAATTTGCCGGAAGCCCCTGATGCTGTATCAGCTTGCCCAATGTATTTTGCAAACTCGTTATTCAACACTTGGAACGCACCGGACACAGTGGTCCGCATGGTTGAAGCCTGCGATTCAAACTCTGACTTCAGCCTGATTGTTGCGTTGATGAGGTCTTGGCTAGTGACAGCGCCTTTAGAGATGGCTTCCTTGAGTGAACCATACTGAGCAATCAGTTCTGGGAATTGACGCCCCAGGCCTTGCCACAATGCGCTGGCATCATCAATGATGGTATTCATCTCTTCCATTTGCACCGTAGGCCCAGACACGGCCTGCGAAAACTGGCGCATGACTTCAGACATTCTTCCGGCTTCAGTCCCTGAAACCTTCATGGCCGCTGATAACGAGGTCATCAGCGCAGCCATGTCACCTTGGGATTTGCCCATGCTGGCAACGACGGGCGCAATCTTTCCATAGGCTTGCCCTACGGCAGATAACTCGACCTGATATTTGTTGGCAATCGCCGACACATCAGCCATTGCAGAAGAAAACTCTTTCTGTGTGCCAGAAACAAGTTTTATGCGGCTCGCAAGGTTGGTGTAGGAGTCCGCAATTTTGACAAGCTCACGGACTGATATAGCCACGCCCATTGCGGCCAAGGCCCGCCCCGCCGTAGTGGCCGCACTTCCCAGCCCTTGCGCGGCTTTTTCAATCCCGCCCAGGCTCTGCGCAGCTTTTTTTGAACTATTGCCGACCTGCTCGATATTCTTGACGACCTTGCCAATGTTGGCTTCGGCATTTCTGCCATCTGCCGTCAGGGTAATCCCAAGGTGCATCGATGAGTTCATAAAGACCCTACTTCTTGCTCGGCTTGTTCAAAATCGGCAGTGCCGCTGATTCCATGATTCGGAGTCCGTCAAATATCTCGCCGGCCTTCTTCCAGTGCCCCATCATCCGCAGCGTCGATTCCGTCGCCGGGTAATCAAGCCCGTGCCAGATCATCTGGCCGGACATCGCCGGGATCTCTCGCCGCCATTGGGTCTGGAGTGCCAGCCAAACCATCAGCGTGTCCCAGTTGTCTTCCCACACTTCGCAGTCGTCACCGTCATCGGTTTCGGCGTCCAGGGTTTGGTCGATGACCTCCTCCGGGGCACCGAAAGCGCGGAAGGCTTCAGCCAGTTCGTCATTCCCGCCCGTGGGGCGAGAAGGGGCGGCCCAGTGACGAGCCGCCGCCTCTAGTTTTTTCTCTTGCCGCCGCCGCCGAGGGTGGCTTCAAAGAAGGCGCTGACGATGACGCTGGCTGCGTTCGGGTAGTTGTCGAGCAACAGGTGGACGTTCTCGCGGGTGAACTCCATCGGCTTGCCGTCGGTGCCGTCCACATAACGCCAGCCTTCCGCGATATCCATCACGTAATCGGTGTCACGCTCCAGCGAATCGATGTTGCTGTCGGACTCGCTCATCAGTTCCTGCGCTTTTTGCAGGTCGTTGAGTTTGGAGCGGGAGACGCGCTTGAACTTCACGTCGAACTTCTGCGCTTGGCTGGCCCCGCTATCGGTGACCACGGGCAGGAGGATGGAGTAGAAAAACCCTTCGGTTTTCGGTTGCAGTACAAATGCCATTGGCGATACCTATCTGTCAGATTGTGGGAAATAGTCCCGGCCTATATCGCCCGCTGGCCGGGAAGCGGTAGACAGCCCCGTGAACAGGGTCGCGATTGCTTGCCTGTCCGGGCGTTACTTGAAGGTCAGGACCAGTTCGTCATTGCCTGTCGAGGTCGGCTCGAAGATCAGCGGCGCAGACAGCATCAGCACACCATCGCTGTCCTGGTAGGACGGCGGGTTGAGGGTGACGGCGGGTGCGTCGATCTGGACGATGGAACCGGCAGCGGTGCCGTGAATCAGCTGGAATGCGCCGGAGGTCTTGAGCTTGGCCGCCTCGATCCAGTTGTAGGTAGTGACGGTCTGCATCTCGAACACCAAAGTCCCGGACGGGGCGCGGTCGGTGATGAGGGCCGCAGGATCACAACCGGGCAGGTCGCGATAGACCAGGTTATTGGCCACGTCCGCTGAGAACGAGTCCATGCACAGCGTTTCGGTAAACAGCGTGATGGTCTGCGTGTTGCTGCTGTTGACGCCCAGCGGTTTCTTGAAATCGCTGAAGTTCGGCGTCAGGGCA